CGTATGCTAAAAAAGTCACCGGTCTGCTTCAAGGTATTGAAAAAGATATTTTGAAATTAGAAATTGATCCTCAAGATCCTATGCTTAGACCAATTAGACAAGCCTTACGAGCCTTACGTTCGGCTAATACAAGCATGGGGAACCAAACAGACCAACAATTAATGGCACAAGATCAGCAACAAGCCACAGCTACTGCAACAACTACGGGTACACCTACCCCTGCGGCAGCGGAGTAAAACAATGTCAAAGAAATTACTTAGAGAATATTATGCATTATGTGAAGGCGGCGTATGTCAAGACCTTCTCACTGAAGACGAAAAGAGATTTGTGTCCGAGGGTGGAATGATTCTTTCCGGTATTATGCAGATGTCTGAAACTCAAAATGGAAATGGTAGAATTTACCCACACAAAACCTTAGTTCGCGAAGTTGAAAATTATAAAAAAGTTGTAAGAGAACGCAGAGCCCTTGGTGAACTTGACCACCCTGACGATTCTGTAATTAACTTAAAAAATTGCTCTCACATGGTTACATCTGTGTGGATGGAAGAAAACAAAGTTATGGGTAAAATTAAGGTATTGGAAACGCCTTCTGGCAAAATTCTTAAAGAGTTGGTTAATGGTGGGGCTACTGTTGGAGTGTCCTCTAGAGGCATGGGCTCTGTAAAAGAAACGGGCGGCCGCACAATAGTTGAAGATGATTTTCAATTGATTTGTTTTGATATGGTTTCCGAGCCTTCGACTCCGGGTGCATTTATGATGCGAGAAGCTAAAGAATTTAACAATGATATTTTCACAAAGGCTGATAAAATCAATCGGCTTTTAAACGAGGTTTTAAGTGAAGAAGAGTGATTTAAAAGAAATGATTAAGCCTCTTGTAAAAGAGTGCATACACGAAGTCCTTTTGGAAGAAGGACTTTTGTCAAATGTGGTGTCAGAGGTAGCCAAAGGCTTACAGACTGCTCCAGTTATCAAAGAAGAAAAGATAGTTAAACAAACTGCGTTACCACCCAAAAGCAAAAACTATAATTCAGAACGAAAGAAATTAATGGATGCTTTAGGAAAAGATGCGTACAATGGTGTTAATCTGTTTGAGGGCACCACTCCTGCCCCCGCAGACTCACCAGCAGGGTCAGTAGACCTTGGAGATCCAAACGACGCTGGAGTGGATATAAGCTCGATTATGGAGCACTCAAGTAAAATTTGGAATTCAATGAAGTAGGATATAATGAGAAAAAAGAAACCAGCAAATGTATCTGTAACTCTTAGAGAATGCAGAGGTAATCAAGAAGTAATGATCAGAAGGTTTATTAAAAAGACCAAGAAATCAAAGATTGTTGAAAAAGTTAGAGAGGGTCGTTATTACACAAAGCCATCCGACCAAAAACGATTAGATAAAAAGAAAGCTGATCGCAGACGCAAGAGAGATGAACTCAAAAAACAAAGAGCGTTAGAAAAACGCACGAGAAAAAATAGATGACTATTTATATTTGTAATGCAATAAAAGGATTAGTTCATGTCTGTTTATAAAGCTACAAGTTGGGGTAGGACACGTAGACCTAAACAGTTAACTGACGGGAATGCTGTACCAGATTTTCAAGGAAAAACAACTGGTACAAGTGTTGAAATAGTTGGAAATACCACTCACTTTGCAAATGATTTAGACTCTGCCATAGAAGGTCGAAATGGCTATGCCACTGAAAACCAAAGATTTTTGCACTTGTTTGTAAAACACAGTGCAGGAGTTAATAAAACAGTACAAGTTTACGGATACAATTATGCATTTGGCGAGTGGGCACCTCTTTTTATATCATTAGGGAATGCAACTATGACACAAGTTATTTGCGGCACTGGAACAACTGGTGGTCAAGGACAACTTCACATCATTGACGTTTCTGGTGTTGATCGCGTGGGCTTCTTCTCAGCCGCGTCGGATGCACCTGATCAATCAACTCGCGCTGCTTTTACTACATTTTAAAGAATATTTATTATGACTATTTACTATAACAATATTAAACGAGGAAGAAACAATGTCAGTTTATAAAGCAACAAGCTGGGGACGCACAAGAAGACCAAAACATATAGAAGAACAAATTCCTCCTGCAAAACAAGCAGCTACAACTGTTGCTGGTGCATCCGCGCTTTCCGCTGATTTAACCTCTACAACACTTGGTCAAAATGGTTATGCCACTGAAAACCAAAGATATCTTCACGTATTGGTAAAAGATTCTTCAAGCAATAAGAGTGTTGTAATTTATGGTTTTAATTACGCCTTTGGTGAATGGGCGCCCCTTATGTTACCTTTAGGTAACGCTACCTTTACAAAAGCAACTGCAGCAGCCGGAACTGGCGGCGCCGTTCGAGAATACATTTTTGAAATTGCAGGAGTTGATAGGGTTGCATTTTATGTCGAATCTGGTGATGCTGCTGATATACCATCTACTATTCGAGCAGCGTGTAGCACGTTCTAAGGAGTTTTCTAGTGTCAAGTTTTGGGTGGGCATATATTGATTGTAGTAGCAGCGCTGGGGTAACTATCCCCGGTCCTGTTAACTCAGTGGTATTTCTCACAGGCGCAAACGCTCCTAGCGGCTCATCAAAGCTTTTATATTATACTGGATCTGAAGGTGGAGGACACACCCCAAGCACTCTTGTATTGTCAGGAAACTTGGTTGTTACTGGTGCTGTTAGCGCTAGCGTTTTTCAATATGAAAACATTACAATCATCGATACAACCGGTTCTACATTTTTTGGTAACTCCAACGACGATACACACTCAAGAATCGGCAGCTTAATTGTCAAGAATGCTGCGGGTGTCAATGTTTTAAGCTCCAGTGCAATAAGTCAAAAAACTCATGTACGTGGCTTAAATGTAATGTATGAAACTGTTTTACCAACAAGTAGTTTAACAGCAATCCATACAGCTAGTAGTCCTAGCTACATTATCGGAGTTCGAGCTACTGGTAGCGTTAAGATTGAGATTCCTGCTCCATCAACATACGGTACTGGAGCAATCTTATTAGTTAAAGATGAAGTTGGGCACCTTAATGGAACAGACATCAGATTAAGTGCTTCATCTGCTGGCACGTATACAATTGATGGTACAACAAATTATATCCTTACAGGTTCAAACCCTGCAATTAGTTTATATTCTAATGGAGCCAACTGGTTTGTCTTCTAATTAATAAGGGAGGCTAGCAAATGGCATACAATAATCTATCTGGTACGATTGCTCAACCAAACAAAATGCTGCCTCGCAAAGACGCCAATGGCAGTGTCATTATACCGATCATTTCTGGTAGTTTAAGCACTTCAGACGCAGCAGAAGTGATCAATGTTCCGCGTGTATCAAACGCCACAAATAACTCTATTATAACTAATGTTGGTGGTAATGCGAACACTTTAACTTGTGAGAGTAATTTAAAATTTGATGGCACCACTTTAACGCTTACAGGAGAACTAACTGCTAGCACAGGTGTTTCGGCGTCATTCTTTATGGGTGATGGTTCTAGATTGACCAATGTGGGTGCTGGTAATGCCAATGCTCAAGGTCCACTGGGATCTCTACAATTTCGTAACGATGCAGGTGCAGGAACAATAAGTGGCTCAAGTAATCTTGTATTTCAAAATAATGTATTGCAAATTGGTGGCGGACTTAAATTTAACAGAAGAAGTATAAGCACTACAATCACAGCCTCAATTACAGATTACTATATTGGCACTGACACCACTAATGGTGTACTATCAATACGATTGCCCGATGCAGGCAATTTATTAAGTGGGCAGACTTATGTTGTGAAGGATGAAGCTGGGACGGCCAATAACAATAATGTAACAATCGCTGCCTCTGGCTCACAAACTATCGATGGTCAAAATTCAGTAATTTTGGAATCACCTTTTGCATCTATACAGCTTTATTGTAATGGGACTAATAAATTCTTCATTACATAAAATTATACCGCCCAGTACGCACTATTTATAAGTGAGCAGGTTAGTAATCTGGATCAAATCTGGATTGGTGTATCTGCTCAAAGCTTTTATGTATAAAAACATTTTAATGGAGGGTTTTTAAATATGGCTTATAAATTCCAATTTGGACAGGCAATCCTGTCCGGTAACTTGGATCAAGAAGGTGACATAGTTGTCAAAGACATAGCTGGTAATACTCAAGCTAAAGTCGAAGACAATGGTGTTATTTCTGGTTCGAGTAACTTTTCTGCAGGTGGTACTGTTTCACTTCTTGGTGTCGCACAAGCTGCAGTCGATGTCGCTGCTGACTCACTTTTCTATTTTGACGCTACTGACGGATTAATGAAGAGAGAGACTGTTGGCGCATTCGCTGCTGACATCGCTGGTGATGGTCTCGCCGCTTCTTCTAATCAACTTGCTGTACAGGTTGATGATTCTACTATTGAAACCAATTCTGACGCATTGCGTCTTAAAGACGACGGTGTTACAGGTGCTAAGCTTGCGCCGGCAGTTGCTGCTGGTGGTCTGACTCAAGATGGGTCTGGCAACCTTCAGGTTGGTGCTGGTTCACTTATTGATGTCCAAGCTGACCAAGTTGATGTAGATCTCACTGAGGCTGCCGCAGCTACTATTGCTAACGGCGACCACTTAATCTTCCTTGATGGTGGTGCTAGTGGTGCTGCATCTAAGGGTTCAACTGCTGACCTTGCCGCACTGTTAGACGGTTCTGGTCTTAGTCGCTCTAACTCGACTCTTTCTGTCGCAGTTTCTGGCGCTGTCCACATCGCTTCCGATAAAGTCTCGATTACTGGCTCTATTACCGGTGATGCGTTAGACTTTGCTGGCGGAGCTGACTCGATTTCCGCAATTCATGTTGTTGCTGATGAAAGCACCATCGAGTCTGCTGGACGTTCTTCCTTGCGAGTCAAGGCTGCTGGTATTACCGCAACTCAACTTGCTACTTCTGTAGCTGGTGACGGTCTTACTGGTGGTGGTGGTTCTGCTCTTGCAGTTGGTGTCGATGATTCTACAATCGAAATCGACTCTGACGCACTTCGACTTAAAGACGACGGTGTTACAGGTGCTAAACTTGCTCCAGCAGTCGCTGCGGGTGGTTTAACTCAAGATGGTTCTGGTAACCTTCAAGTTGGCGCTGGTTCTCTTATTGATGTTCAAGCCGATCAAGTTGATGTTGACCTTACCGAAGCTGCCGCAGCTACTATTGCTAACGGTGACCACTTAATCTTCCTTGATGGTGGCGCTACTGGTGCTGCATCGAAAGGCTCTACTGCTGACCTTGCAGCGTTGTTAGATGGTTCGGGTCTTAGCCGTTCCAACTCAACTCTCTCGGTTGCGGTTTCTGGTGCTGTTCATATTGCTTCTGACAAGGTTTCGATTACTGGTTCTATTACCGGTGATGCATTAGACTTTGTTGGTGGTGCAGATTCAATTTCTAAAATTCACGTTGTTGCAGATGAAAGCACAATTGAGGCTGCTGGTCTCGCTTCACTGCGTCTTAAAGATGACGGTGTTACCGGTGCAAAACTTGCTCCAGCAGTTGCTGGCTATGGTCTCGCACAAGATGGTTCTGGTAACCTCGACCTTGATCTTAGCGAGTTGACTGAAGAAGTCATTGCTTCTGGCGACTTATTGGCTTTCCAAGATGTTACCGACAATGGTACTCACAAGGTAACTGTTGATTACCTTGCAGCTTCCTTCGCAGGTGCTGGTCTTGGTGCATCCGCAGCCGTGATTAGTGTTGCTAACGCTACTAACGGTGGTATCGGAGTACAGGCTAACAACATTAAAGTTGATCTTAACGATCTTTCCGCTGCTGATGTCGCTGTTGCTGCCGATAGCATTGCTATCATTGATGCTAATGATTCTAACGCTACTAAGAAAGAAAGTATTGCTGACCTTGTTGCAGCAATGGCTGGTGCAGGTCTCGCGGCCTCCAACGGTGTTCTTTCGACACAAGCTGGTACAAGCACACAAATGTCTTCTGGTACTGCACTTTCTGAAGGTTATAACTTCACTACTGGTTCTGCTGGTGGTAGTTTCACACTTCCGAACAACCCAAGTACTGGTGACCTTGTTGTTATCAAGCGCGGTCAAACTGGTGATGTTACAGTCTCTACTGCACATAACTCTCAAACTATCGATGGCGAAACAGCGATTCTCCTTGAATCGCCACACGCTGCAGTTAGCTTGGTTTACCTTGTTACAGGTAGCTGGGGTATCGTGTAATCAAATTTCCAACGTCAGTTGGATACTTGGATGTCTCCTTTACGGGAGGCATCCTTTTTTTTATACTACTTAAGTATATGAATGTATTAGATTTGCATGGAATAACACACCGCGAAGCTTCAAGTTTAGTTGAAGAGTTTATATTGAAAAATGAAACACCTCTGAAAATTATAACTGGCAACTCACATAGAATGAAAATTATAGTTAAGGAAATAGTTGAAAAATATGAAATGATTTATTTTCCAGAACACTTCAGTAATTTCGGTGCATACATTATACAAGACAAAACACTTAATCAATCTATTTATGGATGAGAGGATTTTAAATGGCATATAATATTCTTAAGGGCACAGTCGATGGCTCTGTTGATCAACACGCTGATCAGGAGATTGGCGGAGTAAAGGTGTTCAAAAATACCGTTAGCGCAAGTGTGTTTTGGGATACTGATGCACAGAGTCCCTGCGCTACCTTAAAAGATGTTGGTGTGCGTAGTGTTGCAGGAAAAACAAAAAATGGTATTTTAATTTATGATGCCGATGGTG